ATTATCAGATCTTCGGCACTGTTACGGGCGCAACTGCACCTGCATTTGCTGATCAGTAATAGGAGGTTAGCATGGCCGATGCAGTAGCAACTCAAACCATTGAGGATGGTGGTAGCACCGCCATTTTCAGGTTTACAAATGTCAGCGATGGCAGTGGCGAAAGCGCGGTCACAAAGATCGACGTATCAGCCCTTACTGCTGACCCTATGACTGGCGCGGCTTGTACCTCTGTTGTCATCCAAAAGATCTACTACTCATGCATTGGTATGGGCGTAAAGATCTTCTTTGATGCAACTACTGATGTGCTTGCTTGGCAGCTAAACGCGGATTGGTCTGACACGCTTGATTTCACTGACTTCAGCGGCATCCCAGACACAGAAGCGAGCGGCACTACTGGTGATATTAAATTCACCACGGTGGGTCATTCTAGCGGCGATGTATATAACATCGTTATGCAGGTTCGCAAAAGATACTAGTAGTAGCTGTGGCTAGAAACTACAAAGAAGAATACAAGGATTTCCATTCAAAGCCTGATCAGAAGAAACGTCGTGCGGGGCGCAACGCTGCAAGACGCAAGATGACTGCGGCTGGCAAGGTTAAGAAGGGTGACGGTAAAGACGTTCACCATAAGGATGGAAATACCTTGAACAATAAAAAGAAAAATCTTCGGGTAGAGTCTAGGTCAAAGAATAGGGCTAGAAAGAAATGAGCTTAACTGATGCTGAAAAAAACAGGCTGAAAAAGGTTGGGCTTACAGGTCTTAACAAGCCTAAAAGAACCCCAAGCCATCCATCTAAAAAGGCTGTTGTTGCAGTGCGTGACGGCAGCAAAATGAAGATTATTCGCTTTGGTGACCAGAAGATGGGTCACAACTATAGCGCAGAGGCTCGTAAGAGCTTCAAGGCCAGACACGGCAAGAACATTGCTAAAGGAAAAACCAGTGCTGCCTATTGGGCAAACAAGGTTTTTTGGAGCGGTAAGGGTGGGAGCAAAAAGTCTCCACCTAAGTCTCAAAAGCAAAAGTTTGGTAAAGGCTAATGGCTATTAGTCGAGCGCAAATGGGCAAGCAAATAAAGAACGCCCCCGCCAAAAAGAAGCGGGTATCCAAAAAGAAGACAAAGGCTAGGAGGCCGTAATGGCTGTAAGCGGTACATATGCGTTTAACTTAGACCTTTCTGACGCTATGGAAGAGGCGTTTGAACGCGCAGGCCTTGAGCTTCGCAGTGGCTACGACTACAGGACTGCTCGCAGAAGCATAAACTTGCTGATGCTTGAGTGGCAAAATAGAGGCCTTAATCTTTGGACGGTCAAGGAAGGGACGCAAGCGTTAACCTCTGGGACTTCGGCGTATGCTTTAGATGCAAAGGTTTTTGACATCATAGAGGCGTTTGTTCGTGTCAACGCTGGCAACACCTCTACGCAGCAAGATCAAACATTGACTAGGATATCTGTAAGCCAGTACGCCCATCTTTCAAACAAGCTTTCTGAAAGCAAACCTTTGCAGTATCAGATCGACAAAGCGCCGTCGCAGATCACCGTGAACCTCTGGCCCGTTCCAGACAAATCCACCTATACGCTGGTTTATTATTATTTGGAGCGTATAGACGATGCCGGATCTCCCGCATCAAACAACATGGACGTACCTGCTAGGTTCCTTCCCTGCTTGGTTGCTGGTCTTGCGTATCAGTTAACCCTGAAGTTTCCAACAGCAAGTGATCGCTCTGCTGTTTTGAAAGCTGATTACGAAGAGCAATGGAATCTAGCCGCCGATGCAGACAGAGAGAAAGCCTCTCTGTATGTTGCTCCATTTATATCGAGCAGTTTGTAGTATGAGCGCCTTTGCCAGCGGCAAACATGCTTTTGGCTTTTGCGACCTAACAGGGTTTAGGTATCCTCTAAAAGACCTTGTTCCGCAAATAGTTAACGGCAGGCCGACAGGTTTGTTGGTTGGGAAGGATGTTAACAGCCCTGACCAGCCTCAGTTAAAGCTCGGACGCATCAGAATGGATGATCCCCAAGCTTTGAGGAACCCAAGACCAGATCAGGGCTTGGATGAAAGCAGAATCCTGTCTTCGTTTGATCCAGTGGGTCAAGTTGGATTGGAGATGTTTGGCAGCATTGGCACAGTAACAGTGAGTACAGGTTAATGGCTTTTACATTTACAACGCTAAAAAGCGCCATACAAGATTATTTAGAAACGACAGAGACTACTTTCGTTAACGATCTGCCGACAATTATTACTCAGGCAGAGGAGCGAATACTCAAGTCGGTTCAGTTACCAGACTTTAGAAAGAACGCTAACGGCACGACCACCCAGTCAAACCCGTATCTGTCTGTACCGTCTGATTTCTTAGCAACGTACTCTCTGTCAATAGACAACAGCGGGTATGAGTTCTTGATTAGAAAAGACGTAAACTTTATCCGCGAGGCGTACCCTGTTGCTTCAACTACAGGTGTGCCGAAGCATTATGCATTGTTCAATGAGCAGTCGTTTATTTTAGGGCCAACACCTAATGGCAATTACGCGGCAGAGATACATTACTTTTACAAGCCTGAGTCAATAACGGTTTCTAGTGACGGCACAAGCTGGCTAGGCACCAATGCTGAAAATACACTTCTCTACGGTTGCTTGGTTGAGGCGTATACATTCTTGAAGGGCGAGCCTGATCTTCTTCAGTTGTACTCAACCAGATACAACGAAGCATTAGAAGAGTTGAAGTCTTTGGGCGAAGGGTATAACACTACAGACAGTTACAGGTCAGGCGCTGTGAGGGCGGCTAGATAATGTTGATTCAAGCGCCAACCCTTGAGATAGGTGAGGTTTCTGTTTCTACCACAAACAACAAGGGCCATAGTCCTGAGTTCTGGGCTGAGTCTGCGGCAAACAGAATTGTAAGTGTTGGTGGTGATTGCCACCCAGTCATAGCAGAGCAAGCAAGGGCGTTTAAGGAATCAGTCTTAAAGGTTGTTGAGTATTATATTAAGCAGGCAATACAGAGTGACAGAACAACTCTTATTGGTGAGCTTGAAGCACAAGGCCAGAGTGAAATGGCTGAAATTATTAGGAGATTGTAATGAGCATCACGACAGCTATGTGTACTAGCTTCAAGAAAGAGCTAATGGAAGCAAAGCACAACTTTTTGAACTCTGGCGGTAATACTTTCAACCTTGCGCTATACACAAGCAGTGCAACCTTGAATGCCAGCACGACGGCGTATTCAACCTCAAACGAGGTAAGCGGCACCAACTACACAGCTAAAGGTGCGTCTTTGACTCGCGTAGACCCAACCACATCAGGCACTACGGCATTCACAGACTTTGCAGACCTGACATTTAGCAATGCAACGATCACTGCGAATGGGGCGCTCATATTCAATGATTCAGCTTCTGGTGATCCGGCGGTTTGCACGTTAGCTTTTGGTGGTGACAAGACCAGCACAGCCGGGGATTTTACGATTCAGTTCCCTACGGCAGATGCTTCAAACGCGATAATAAGAATCGCCTGATATGCTGTGGCTCAACAAGCTCAACAGAGGCGAATGACTAAAGAAGAGTACTTGGAATGGGTCAAGCAGCAACAAGATCAAAGTCATAACCAGTAGGAAGGTAAGTATGCCAACAGTTAAAAAGCCTGCGCGTAAAGCGGTGAAGAGGGTTGTAGCGAAAAAGCCTATTGCAATGAAGTCTGGCAAAAAGACTAAATCACGGGTTAATGAAGCTGGCAATTATACTAAACCGACCATGCGTAAGCGTTTGTTTAACAAGATAAAAGCTGGCAGCAAGGGCGGAAAGCCGGGGCAATGGTCAGCGCGTAAAGCGCAAATGCTTGCGTCTGAATACAAAAAAGCTGGCGGCGGATATAAAGACTAATGCCGCTCAAGAAGTCCCAGAAAAGCCTTAAAAAGTGGACTAAGCAAGAATGGGGTACTAAGTCGGGTAAGCCTTCAACCCAAGGCAAGAAGGCTACAGGGGAAAGGTATCTCCCCAAAAAAGCTCGTCAGGCTTTGACAGACAAAGAATACGCAGCAACAAGCAGAAAGAAGAAAGCTGATACAAAAAAGGGTAAGCAGCACTCTAAGCAGCCCAAAAAGATAGCCAAGAAGACAGCAAGGCACAGGAAATAGCGTGTGGCAATTGTTAATGGCTGGGGCAGAGGAACTTGGGGTGAAGGCGCGTGGAACGAGCCTGATGTTGTCGAGCCTACGGGTGTCGCTGGCACAGGCGCTGTTACGACAGTCACCGTTGACGCAGAAGCAAATACCTCTGTCACAGGCGTTTCTGGAACGTCAGCGGTTGGGTCAGTCACAGTTGCGGCAGCAGCCAATACGTCGGTTACGGGGATATCTGCAACGGGGTCTATTGGCTCGGTTACAGTTACGGGAACATCTAACGTCACTGCAACTGGTGTCGCTGGTACGGGCGCTGTCACAACGGTCACTGTTGATGCGGCAGCAAATACATCGGTTACCGGAGTTTCTGGAACAGGCTCAACGGGTACTGTTACAGCCACTGGCGCGGCGATTGCCAGCCCCACAGGTATTTCTGCAACAGGGTCTATCGGCTCGGTCACAGTTACTGGCATTGGCAACCTCACCCTTACAGGCGTGTCTGCGAATACGAGCGTCGGTGATGTATCGGTTTCGGGCGGCTCAGTCGTTGTGCCTACTGGCGTTAGCGGTACTGGCGCAACTAATACGTCAAATGTATGGGGTCTTGTTGATAACGACCAGACGCCTAGTTGGTCAACCATATCAACGAGTCAAACACCTAGTTGGTCTGAGGTTTCAACAACTCAAACACCTGATTGGGAAGAGGTAGCTTAATGGTACACAAAGTAAAAAAAGTTATTAAAGGCTTAGAGAAAGCATCTAAGACTCACAAGAAGCAAGCGGAAACGCTCAAAAAACATATAGCTTCAGTGAAGAAACCAAAGGCTAAAAGTCGGAGAAAGTAAATGGCAACTTATGTAAATGACCTTCGGCTGAAGGAAATCGCCACTGGGGATGAAGCAGGAACTTGGGGCACGAGTACGAATACTAACCTCGAATTAATTGCAGAGGCATTTAGCTTTGGCACAGAAGCAATCACGACGAACGCTGATACTCATACTACTACTATCGCTG